TTTCCAAAGGACCACAGACGTGGTCACCCCTCGATTTGCTTCACGCATCGCGCGCGGAGCAATTGTAAATAATCCGTTTCACAGTCAGCGTTGGCAGTACGTCCACAGTTGGCCCGGACATCATGTCCGGACTAACAGTGGAAGTGGGAGTACGATCAAAGACCGTATTTGGTCGCATTTCTACTCGGCTACCCCCTACTGGACCCAGGCTCAACACCTGGACTATCCAGAGAGTGGAAGCAACGCCGATAGGCTTGCTTGTACTCAGGCAGCAGCGGGTGTGGGTAATACCACAACCGTTGACGGGACTGTCGAAGCTGGAGAGGCAAGGGAGACTATGCGTCTTTTTGACGTACAGTCATATAACCTGCGTCGTCACGTTGAGAAGGAGATGAAGTACGCCCGTAAAAAGGGGTACAAATTTCCAGCTAACGTGCCGGCGTCTGTTATGGCCAATAATTGGCTGTTATACCGTTATGGTATAACTCCCTTTATCCGCTCCATGAACGACATCTTCGTAGTGGGCACAAGGATCCGTACTCGGAGGGAGACCTCCCGAGGCGGTACGTCCTTTCAAGAAGAACGGGAAAATTCGTTCCCCACAGGGGGGACTTATCACCCGTCTGCTGAAGCCACAATAAAAACCGTAATCACAGCCAGCTACCGAGCTGGTGTACTCTACGAGTACCGTGACTTTGGTAATAAATACGGCTTCTCCTTGGAGAACATTCCAGGAACGGCTTGGGAGCTCACGCCCCTAAGCTTTGTACTAGATTGGTTCTGGAACACGAATGACTTTATTCGTGCTCTGACCCCAAGGGTTAGGACTTTCCGGCTAGCAACCTGGCACGGCTATGAAATCACTCACGACTCAACGTTCCACATCGATGTGGGGCCGGTTGCGAGTGGTTACACCGTGGTACAGGATTGTAGTACTGGCGTTTCAAGACGCGTAGTTACTACCCGTAGGCGAACCCCGGGGCTATTGTCTCCTAGCTTACGCCCTCGAGAGAGTGCGTTTCGAGAGGTACTTACCTCAAAGAGGATAGTTGATGCGTTTGCACTAACTACCCAGCTAGTTCTGACTTTGCTCCGGAGAACATGACAAGGCGAAAGCCGAATCGTGGGTTTGCCCCTATCAACCTCATGATGAGATTGGAGTTGCGTTATGAGCATTACGCTCAATACGAAGGCGTATGCCTTCGATACCAACCTGACGCCTGACAGTGCTCGCTATCTCGGTCCGGCAAACACCCACTCGGTCAAGGATGTCCTTGATCTCAAGCGGGTTGCGCCGAAGCCGAATGGCGATACTGATGGCGTCGCGCGTACGACTGCGAAGTTGTCGCGTACGGTGACTTTGGCTAACGGCTCGAAGGCTGTTGCCATCGGTGAAGCCAATTTCGCTATCCCTGTCGGGATGGCGGAGGCGGACATCGATAGTCTCCGTGACGATCTTGGGGACCTGCTGGTCTCCTCGAACGGCGACGATCTGGTCTACAAGCACGACATCACCCAGTAACTAGGTCGTGAGCTTTCGTGAAAAGCCGCGACCAAGTTGCCTTACTTGCTTTCTTCACTGCGATTGCCTATACGATCAAGTCCGTACTGGACTTGGTCGTGGGAGTCGTGAGCAAGATTGTCAAGTAGAGCGACTGGAGGATGCTAAGCCTGAAAAGACTCCTGACGTCCTTCAGTGGACGGACGAGTCTTGACCAGAACTGTTACCCCTTGTTAGTTGTCAATCATTTATAGGCCTTTGTGCCTAGGAGATCGTTATGACCTCAAGAAATGCGCCCTTTGTGGCGAAGCTGTGCCTCGACCTGCAGACCGGTTTCGTGGTTACTCCCTTGCGGATCGCTGACTGGTCGTCAGCGAAAGCCGTGAGAGAGTCAATTCACGGATACGGTATGCTTGGCCGAGTCAGCTTAAGTCGATATGTCCTGATCTTTTCGTGGATCAGACCAAACGGCCAGGAAGTCACTGCCCTTGCCCCGATGTTCCGTCGGGAAAAGGGTGAGACTCACTGGTTCGTTATAGACTACTACGAACCGCGTCTTTGGAAAGACGTGACAAGTAGTGGTGACATGATCGACCTGCTTAAACGCGTACAGGCTGGTGAACCAGCGACTGTTGCCTCCTCACGGGGGCCGCGGTTAAAGTTCTGGCGCGCGATGACCAACTAACTACTACAGGTGACGTCCATGGAAAAGCCTAAGCATGCGATATGCCTAGTGCCTGAGGCCGACCAGTTCTACTGGTCGGAACTCGGACGCCTTGTAGATCGAGCCTCGAAGCTACCCGCGTTGTCTCGTGATGAGACCCTTAATGCCCTAAAAGGGGCCCTAAGGGCACGAGACTTTACGCGGATTCTAGCTATCTCTGAGACCCTCGAAACACAGGAGTATTCGAGCGTACTTGATCGGTACGTTAAGTCTCAGATAGTCGCACTCACGAAGAAGTTCCCCTACGACCGACACCAGATCTCCGGGTTTGACCCTGAGAAGGCCGCCTGGAAGAAATTCCAGGAAGCCGAGTGGCGGTGCCGTAGAGTGAACCAACGCTGTTCCGTTCTCCGATATGGGGACGGACTGGCCTATAGCGAGCCGATGAGGCTAGCTAAGGCTTATATCTCAAAGGTGCTGGGGAAACCTAACATCGATGAGATATATGCGTCGTGCGACTGGGGGCCCGGGGGCAATCTAGGCGTAACAGGCGATCTCACGAATTTCGGAAGGAAATTCCTTTCCGAACCGTGGACCTGTACACGTCTAGCGCTCTCGTACGCGATACCTGCGCTATGGTCGAATGACCATCTACGGCACCTTATTCTGTCCATCAATGATGGGAAAAGAGGAGGTGGAGTAGTTTCACTAGACCGAGAGAAATTCTCGGAAATGGTGAAGGCGCGGTGTCGGTTGGTAACACACAATAAGATAGGCTTTGTGCCGAAGTCGTATAAGACCCACAGGTCTATAGCGACCGAGCCACTGCTAAACGGGTTCTTACAGCAAGGGATTGATCGGTTCATGCGTCGTAGGTTATACGCCGCAGGAATCGATCTCCGGTTCCAGGAGCCTAATCAGCTCATGGCCCGTGATGGCTCTATGGGGGGGTTCAACCCACTCATAACCATCGACTTGTCGTCCGCTAGCGATTCTATCGCTACCGGTATCGTCAAGACCTTGCTCCCGCATGACTGGTTTGAGTTACTCAACTCAATCCGGTCACATCAGTACGAATATCATGGTATTCGCAATGACTACCACAAGTTCGTATCGATGGGCAATGGCTTCTGTTTCCCACTTCAAACGCTGATATTCGCGGCCGTCGCCTACGCCATTGGCGTAGTCACCGGCAGCCGCCATGAGCACGAGTTCTGGCCCAATAAAAAGGGTTCAGAATTTCGTGTTTATGGAGACGATATCATCGTACGACAGTCCGATGCCCTATACGTACTGGAGTTTCTCCGGTACCTTGGGTTTCGGGCGAATCCTTCGAAGACCTATATCCATGGGTCTTTTCGGGAGTCGTGTGGGACAGACTGGCACTGCGGCCAGGACGTACGTCCTGTGTACGTGGACTACAGACTCCGCACGAATGCGGATCTGTATAAGTTCCACAACTCTACCTTGCGAAGTCCCCTAACAGTGTGGTTCTTTGAGAACACACGGAAGAGGGTCAAGCAGGTTTGCCCCCACGAGTACAGGCTTGTAAGGCCTTACCATGGACCAGCCGAAGGAGCCTTCACGGTTCCTTTGGATGAGGCAATGAGTTGCCAGCACGTGAGATGGAGCAAGAAGGAAC